AATAGTTTTATGCCTACAGAAATATATAAAAGCACCGTTGTAGAATTAATAGACGGAACAGAATTATACATAACTCCATTAAAAATAAAATTTTTAAAATTATTTTTAGTAGAATTTGAAAATGTTAAATCCGCTAAAAATGATGATGAGGCTATAGGCGCCTTAGCAAAATGTGCAGTCATTGCCATGAGACAGTATTATCCAGCAATAAAAACACAAGAACAACTAGAAGATAATATAGATATGCCAACTATCTATCAGATATTAGATTTTGCTGCGGGAATTAAAATTAATGAAAAGTCAGAAGAGACAATAAAAAAACAGGCAACTGAAAGCGGATCTACGTGGGAAGAATTAGATTTAGCAGAATTAGAATCAGAAGTTTTTCTACTTGGTATATGGAAAGATTATGAAGAATTAGAGTCTTCTATGTCAATGCCTGAAATAGTTGCCACGCTTAAAATAAAAAGAGACTTGGACTATTCTCAGAAAAAATTCCTTGCTGCCATGCAGGGGGTAGATTTAGATAAACAGACCAATAAGAGCAACGCCTGGGAAGACATGAAGGCCAGGGTATTTAGTAAGGGTAAAGCAACTGACTCAAAAGACATATTAGCCCTACAAGGAGTTAATGCAACACAGGCAGGGTTTGGTATTGGGTTAGGTCTGGACTATGAGGATCTAACTAAAAAATAAAATGCCTCTGTGGTATAATTTATTCATACCTTAAGGAGGAACAATGGCCGAAAAGCCTAAAGATAATAAGAAAACAATCACGTTAGTCGACAATACAGAGGTCTCAGTTAGAGCACTTAAGTTGTCTCTTCTAAGACCATTTATGACAAAGTTCGCAGAACTGGCTGCGGTTTCAGATGATAATGATAAGTCTATGGATATTTTGATGGACTGTGTTCAGATTGCAATGAAACAATATAAGCCAGAACTGGCAGAGGAAAGAGAGCAGTTGGAAGAACTATTAGATCTTCCTACAGTTTATCAAATAATTGATGCGGCATCTGGATTCCAGAATGCTGAAGCATCAGTTGTTGCTGGCTTAACAAAATAAATTAATAAAGAGGTGCAAGTGAATTGGCAGATGTAAATTCTAATATTAATATCAACTTTAATACTGCCGACGCTTTAGCACAATTACGCAGATTACAGGCAGGCCTCAGTAAGTTTCATCAAACTCTTGCTGAGGGCAACCTGGCTGCTGCAAATGCACAAAAAGGTTTAAATGCTCAATTAATGCAGGCTATTGGGGCTACTGGAAAATTTGCAGCAAGCCAAGTCAAAGTTGCATCAAGCACTATGGCATTTACAAGTGCCTTAGAAAAAAATAAATTTTCCCTTCGTGAATACTACAGATATAGTATGGCTGCTGCTACGGCCAACACAAGGGTTTTAAGCAAGGCATTTGCACAAGAGCGAGAAATTATTAATCGTGCTCGTAGGGATAGAGTAAAAGCATTACAAGCACAATATATTCAGATGGCTAAAGCCCAGGGTGGATTTGTTGAAGCATTAAGAATAATGCCGAAGACCTTAATGATGGCCAATGGTAGATTTACTGAATTGGGAACCAGAATACAATATGCAGCACAAAGACAACAATTTTTAAATCAATTACTCAGACAGGGATCTACACAACTATTAAACTTTGGTAAGAATACTCAGTGGGCTGGTCGTCAGTTGATGGTAGGTTTAACTATGCCTTTGGCACTACTTGGAGGATATGCATCTAAGGCTTTTAGGGATTTAGAAAAGGCTATAGTTAAATTAAGGCGTGTTTATGGTGACGCATTTACTAATGATGTAGAAGTCGAAGCAGCCGTAGAAAATATAAGAAAACTAGCAAATGAATACACTAAGTTTGGTGTAGCCGTAACCGATACAATGGATATGGCAGCCACCGCAGCAGCAGCAGGTTTTCAGGGTATAGATTTAACAAGACAGGTAGAGACAGCAACAAAACTTGCAGTATTAGGTCAAATAGAACAACAACAGGCATTAGAAACAACCATATCTTTGCAAAATGCATTTGGTTTGTCTAGCGAACAATTAGCAGAAAAAATTAATTTCTTAAACGCAGTCGAAAACCAAACTGTTCTTTCGATTGAAGATTTAACAATAGCAATTCCAAAGGCTGCTCCAATTATTAAACAATTAGGTGGTACTGTAGAAGATCTTGCATTCTTCCTAACTGCTATGAAAGAAGGTGGCATTAATGCATCAGAAGGTGCCAACGCATTAAAGTCTGGTCTTGCATCATTAATTAATCCTACCGAAAAAGCATCCAAGATGCTTGGTGAAATGGGAGTTAATATAAATGGTATTGTTGAGGCCAACAAAGGAGACATAAAGGGAACTGTTGTTGGCTTTGCCAGAGCATTGGATACGTTAGATCCGCTTAATCGTGCTCGTGCTATTGAACAATTATTTGGTAAATTCCAGTTTGCTCGTTTGTCTACATTGTTCCAGAATGTATCTAAAGAAGGAACTCAGGCTGCTAGAGCATTTGATCTTGCAGGAGCATCTGTAGAAGAATTAGCAGTTCTATCTGAACGAGAAATGAAGAAGATAGAAGAGTCTGTCGGTGTTAAATTCCAGGCTGCTGTAGAACGGTTTAAGCAAGACATCATGCCATTGGGTAAGGCATTTCTTGAAGCAGTAACACCTATTGTAAAGTTTTTTGGTGGTTTATTTGAAAAGTTTAACTCACTTGGAGATCAAACAAAAAAGGTTATAGCAATAATTGTAGGTGTTGTTGCAGGTCTTGGGCCAATTCTTCTTATGACATTTGGTTTATTGATGAATGGTTTGGCCAATTTAATTAAATTATTTTCAGTAATACGTGGTGGAATTGCTAAACTTAATGGACAAACAACTGTTTTAGGTGCAGGATTCAACTATGTTACACAAGAACAACTAGAACAACAAGCAGCAGGGCAAGCCCTTCATAATACACATACAAGATTAACTGAAGTTTTTAATATTGAAAAAGTAGCAGCACTACAATTAGCAGCAGCATATCAACAAATGGCAACTCAAATGAGAGCAATGGCTGCACAAAATCCAGCACTTTTTGCTGGAGGATTACGTGGAGCAAGATCTGCAGTTTCAAAACTTCCTCCAGTTCAAAAATATGAAGATGGCGTAATTAGTGTTCCTGGTCCAAAGGGTGCTGGTGATGTTGTTCCAGCAATGGTTTCTCCAGGTGAAGCAATTATACCTGCAGAAACTTCTGAGAAATATCGTGGACTTATAAATGCAATGTTTGCAAATAAAGTTCCTGGATATAGTAAAGGGTTTAGACCTTGGGGTAATTCACATCCAGCAAAACAATCAGGCGCAGTAGATATTGGAATGCCTAAAAAATTTGCTGAAGTAACTCAATCAAGAGAGGTAGCAGAAAAGATATCTCGGCAGGCAAATGTTGGTCGATATGCCAAAATGAAACCACAGGATATGGGAGAATTGGTCAAACCATTTACTGGGTATAGTTTCCCAATAAAGGGCGTAGGCGGGGTATATAAACAAAAGAATGGACAGTTAGTAGTTGTAAAACCTACAATGAGTCCATCAACTGCTATGGGAGATATTAGGTCAAATGACTTAACTAAACTTCATGGGCTAGGTGTTCCAAAGTCCAAACTTGTAAAAATTATTGATCCAACTGATCCAGAAGGAAAGAGATCTTATTTAGCCCTTGTTTCAAAATATGATAAAAAGTTTTCTCCAGAAGGTATGACTGGTAAGTTTAGTCAAAAAGATATGGTTAAGCAATTAGTTGCTTCTTCAATTCGTGCAGATAGAGATTTACAAATGAGCAACGTTTCTGGAAGAAACGCTCCAGATGCAAGCAATGCATACATATTTTCTAAAGGTTCTGGTTTTAGAGAAGTGTCATTGGCTATGCCATCAATGGAACAAACTGCTCTTGCCAATACCCTAGCGTTTAAAGGCGGATCTAAAAAGTTTTTTGCACAACAGACATCGGGACTTGCATCAAAAATGTCTCCTCAACAATATGATCAAGCAATAAAAGATGAAATTAGGAGAGTTCTTCCTCTTTATAAAAAAGAAATATCTACTGGTAAAAATTTTCAAAATCTTGATCCTTTAGAAAAGCAAGCATATGCAAATGTAATTACAAGATTAGAGAATGGTTTAAAAACAGATTGGACAAAGGTTCATGCTGCACATATAAGGGCAGGAGAAAAGGTCCCTCAATATAACACAGGACTTACAACAGATGGCAAAAATCCTAGCCAGTTAAGTCGTTGGGAAAAAGAACAAGCCTCATTAGCAAATAAAAATCAAATTTCTTCATTAATAAAACGAATAAACAATGAGGCAAATGCTGCACTTACTACTTTGAGAAAAGAAAATCCAGGTCAATATGAGAAGGTAGTAAAGAAATTGACAAGAAATGGAGTTTTACAGGGTGGCACAATTGATTTTTCTCAAAGTAAAGTTATAAACGATTTATTCAAAAAAGATTTAATTATTGATCCAAAAACTAAGCAGGCATTTCTTCGAGATGCTTTTGAAAAAGGCAAAACAGGAAAGTCGCTTGAATACTTAAGGGAACAAACATTATATAGAGCAGGCTTAATTCGCAAAGCAGGCCATGGAAACTATACCTCAGATAGTAAAGGTCTTTCAAAACTTCGTGAAGATTTTAGCGTTAAGTCTCAAAGTGGAAATTGGAAAGCATATATACCTCCTGGACCATTGCGTGACGCTCTGTTGGCCGACGAAAAAAGATTTACAGAGGCAACTAGACAGTCTCAAATTACAGCAAACCTTGCAGCAAAAATGAAAGAGTTAGGTTATACTCAAGGCCAAATTAATCAACTTTTACGAACAGAGTTATCTCATATTGCCAAAACTGGAGAGGCTGGTATAGGTCCTAAAAAATGGCTAAGTGGATCTGCTTCATTTGATATGAGACTAATTAATAGTTTTGTAAATCCAGGAAGCACCCCAAATCCAAAAAATACAATATTGGGCAATTTATTAAAATGGAATGAAAAAAATGGATACAGTTTGTATGACAAAGAAACAACAAAGGTATTGCACAAAGCAAATGATTTCATAAAGAGTGGTTTACATCCTGTATCAGCAGATCAGGCTAAGATGGTTCAACTGGCAGCACAGGCCAGAATAAGGGCAGAAGCAATTAGAGATGCAGCAGGGCCGCTACAAAATTTTCCAAAATTAGGATCAGTAAATCAAGCAAAAGCCGTAGACTATTTAATTGATCAACAAATTAAGGCTGGTTTATATTCAAAGGAGTCAGTAGCATCAAGACCTATATTTGATTTAACTGCTGGTCCAACAAAATCTCAAAATGTAAATATTTCAGATGACATGAGAAGGTCACTAGTTGCAGTTAAACCTGGCGAGGTAGTTTATGATACTCTAGACAAAACATATCAAAAACTAACAAAACAAAATACAGAACCTTTGCCTAAAAATGCTATTCCTGTTGATACAAAAGGAAGAAAAACTAAAGACACCAGAGTTAAAAAAGTAAAGAAGCCTAAGATCGTTGCAAAGCGAAACCAAGTTTCTGCATTGTCTAAGATCGCACCAATACGCACTCCAAAAGGTGTTTTAATTCCTGGCCATGAATCTGCACCACAAGCAGGTAAATATTTAGACGAAGCACGAGCAAGAAAAATGCGAAAAAGTGGAAAGTATACAGAAGAGCAAATTCAAAAGGCATTAATAAAACAAAGAAAACATGATCAACAGGTTGCAGATAATAAAGCAAAACAAGCACGAATGGCTGCCAACGAAACAAAAAGAGCGGAGGTAAGAGCAAAAGATGAAGCATATCGTGCTAGACAATCACTCAAAATCGCTGCTGCTCATGACGAAGCATTAAAAATTAATGAAGCAAGGAACAAAGCAGAAAAAGAAGCAGCAGCAAAGCAGGCTAAAAAAGATGCAAGAAATGAAAAAAGACAAATAAGACAAGAAAAAGTTGGAAGGTTCTCTGGCGGTGCATCAATGGCTTTAGGAACTGCTGGTATGGGTATGATGATGACTGGAAATGTTGGTATGGGTATGGGTCTTATGGGCGCATCCGCAGTTGCTGGTATGGCTCCTATGTTTGCTGGAATGGGTCCAATTGGCTGGGCAGTGACAGGATTAACTGCTGTTGCAGGCGCACTTTATTTAACAGATAGAGCAGCAAAGAAAGCAGCAGAAACACAATCCAAATATGTTGATTCAATTACAGCAACAACAGATAAGATGGCAAAAATAGGACAACTAACAAACAAAGTTGGTGCTAGTGAGATTTATGCAAGAAAGAGACAGACTGGTTCTGCAGATAGATATACAACTGGATTTGAGAGAGGTAAGCAGCAGTTTGGAAAAACCTTCTTAGAAAACGAAGTTGGAAAATCTGTTTTTGAATCATTTAAACAAAATATGACTGCTGGCGGAATAGATGCGGTTAAAGCAATATCAATTCAATTAGCAGCATATGTCTCTGATGGAGTTATGACTGCAGAGCAGGCACACAGTGTTGCTTCACAAATTGGTATTGAATTAAATAACACTACGCTCATATCACAGATTAGCGGACAACTATTAGATCTTATCGGTCCAGAAGGCCAAGACTTAACTAAAGATCCATTAAATGTTAGAATGAATTTGGTTGATCAACAAAGATCTTTGGCAACAGGCGGAACAAAACTTCTAACACAACAGATTCAAGATGCACAAGATAGAGCGGTAGCGGGATTCCAAGAAGACCCAGGAGTAGGGGTTGGACAGTGGCTGTTTGAAAAGGGTAGGGAATTATTTACCGAAACAGACACTGATAAAGCAGCAGCACAGATTGCTGCACTTAATGTTCAAAATCTTGAATTAAATCTAGCGCAACAAGATTCTTTAGAAAGACAATATGATTCAGAAATTAAAAAATTACAGGTACAAAGGGCTGCAACAACAGATAAAGCAAAACAAAAAAAGATTGATGATGAAATAGCAAATATAGAAAAAAGAAGAGAGTCTGGATTAGAGGGACTACGGGCTAAAAATAAAGAAATTTTAGATGATCAACTTAATACATATAATGCAATAAAAGGAAACAATTCTGCTAAGGGTGGATTTTTTGCTTCTTTAAATTCTCAAATTAGTACAAAATATGAAGGCAATCCATTTTTAAAAACATTTTTAAAAGAAGCAGGACCTGGTCTTGCATCAGAAGAGTTAGAGGTTAAGATAAAGACCATAGTTGCTTCTGGAGATCTTGGTGTAGAGGCTGGACACAGATTATTGGAGATTTTTGGTGACGAGGAAGATGCACTAGAAAAAACCTTAGACCTTGCATTAACAAAACATGATCCAGGAGATGTTCAGCAACTTATTAATGGTTTGGATGGAGTAAAAAATGAAGATGCGATGAAAATTCTTGTAGATGTAATGCAAAAAGATCCAGTAGAGTTTAATAAAACTGCTTCTGCAATTGCATTAATTCAAAAGATGGCTGGTAAAGAAGTCAACATAAAAGCATTTTTTGAAGGAGAGGGTGCACAAGAAAGACTTGATGATTTAATAAAATCATTAGAAGAAGTAGAACAGATGCCAACCCCAATAACAAAAACAGCATTAATGGATATGAAAGAAATTGGTGGAGTATCCTTAGATGGTCTTTTGCCATTATGGGATCAATGGGAAAAACTGCCAGATGAGACTAAGAAAACTATTATACAAGAATATGTAACTGTATATAAAACTATTACTGATGGAGACGTTGATGCAGAGGCTGCAAGAAGAATTGCAGCAGCAGGTAATGTAGGTGTTGTTGCAGATTATTATAGAAGTCAAGCAGGTAAAGATGCTATAAGAAGGGACCTTGCTGGGGAACGAACCATGCAGAAGGTAAACCAAGATATTGCAAGTGCAAAAGCAGGAGATTTTAAAGATCCAAAAGATGGAGGCAAAAAGGTAGATCCATTTGAAGACATAATGAAGCGTCTTAAGAATGTTAGAAATGCTGCAATTAATGCTTCGGGTGGTTTTAAAGAATTACAAAAGGCAATCGCTGCTGCAGGAAGTAAGTCAGTAGCCGATAAATTTGTTGGAATAGAACAACAACTAATGAAGAAGGGGTATAGTGACGATTTTATTAACTATATCTCTGGCTTAGATCCTGATCGACAAAAAGAGTTTGGATTTACCGCTACTAAAAAGGGTAAAAAGAAATATAAAGAGTATGACTATGCTACAGGCAAGATGGTTACAAGAACTCAGAAATACAAGAAGGGGGATTTTGTATTAACTGATAAAGGTAATGCTATGCGTCAGGGCATGGATAAAGCGGTAATTGGAGAATTCCAAGTCGAACAACAAAAAGTAATTAAGAATATTAAAGAACAAAATAAAGCATATGCAACATTAAAGGCTGCTGGTTTGTCTAATATTGAAATAGAAAAGGCTATGGAAAATCAGGCATATGTAACTGCCATAGCGACTGGAAAAATAACAGCGCAAGAATTAAAGACCAATAATGCTTTAACTCAGCAGCGCATTTTGAGAGAACAAATAAAGGGCTTGGTTGATAAGACCAAAACTAATGAAGTAAGAATTGATGCTTTAAAGAGAGCACCAGAGTTAATAAATTTCTTATCAGGACTTAAAACACTAACTGCAGAGGGTAAAGAGGTAAGCCTTTCAATAGCATCTATTTATGACGCAATTCAAAATCCTGAAGATTTAATTGCGATGATTGCAATTATGGATCAGGTAAAGGCTGGAACTAAGACTGCAGAAGAAGCAATGAAACAATTATTTGATTTTATTGCTAGTTCTCAATCTGCAAAAGATCTTGAGAAAAATCTACTAACACCGCTTGAAAAATTCCAAAAAGCATATGATGCAGCAATGAAGATTTTTGATGCATACAAGACAATGGATGAATATACTCTTAAAGGCCCGACCAAGAGCGCAGCACCAGAGTATGGAAATAAAACATTTAAAGAATTACAAAAACTGAAAACAGTAAGTGATGAAACCTTAGCAGAAATGAATGCTGAACTTGCTATCTATGAGCATCAAATTTCTATGATTCGTAGAGAGATTGACTTAATAGAACGAAGTATTGAGAACATGGATGTACAAGAATTTAATTTAACTGTTGATGGCAAGAAAGTAACTGGTAAATTAAAATACGTTCTCGAAGATCTTAAAGAACAAATTAGCGATTGGGAACGAGAAATAGAAATGAAATATGAGCGTCCAATTAAGACGCTTCAGGATGAATCTAATGTTCTTTCTAATGATTTAGAAGTAATGGATTACCAGGCAGGTAAGATTAATGATAAATATGATGAACAGGCTAAGGCATTAGAAGAAGTTCAAAAGGTTAATGAATCTATTATTCGTCAACAAGAGCAACAATTAGATTTAGCGGATGCTTTAACTCAAGGTGATATTTCTGCTGCTGCCCGTGCTGCCCAGGCCATGAGAGCATCAAATGCTGCAGACTTTGCAACAGGACAAGGCGATGCTTTAACACAAGCAAGAGATAATGCAATTAAAGGATTGACCAACGCCAATGGATTAACAAGAGATCAGATTGAAGAAAGAAGATGGCAAATATCTCAACAAATATATGCATTAGAAAATGATCCAGTAAGGCTTGCTTTGGAGAAAAGTATATTAGAGGCTAAGGATGCAATATATTTTATAGAAGAAGAAAGAGAAAAAAGACTTCTTGCTATAAGGCCACTAGAAGAACAAATTTATAACCTTGAAAATGAAAAGATTATACCTTTACAAAAACAAATAGATATTGAAACATTAAAGAATTTAAAATTAGATTATCAAATGACAGTTCTTGGCAACATTATTGCTCACAATGATAGGGTTAGACAGGTTGCTGGACAAACAAAAGATCAATGGGAAGAAACACTTGCTAAATTAACTTTAATAGATGAAAAACTTAGAAAAGATCTCAAGGATGCACTTGATGGGTTTAATGCTCAAAGCACTGCAGCAGCAGCAACATGGGCACAAATAAAAGCATTATATGATGGAATTGAAAGTAAAACAGTAACTATAACTGTTAAGTATGTAACAGAAGGCAATGATGGCAGTAGTGGCAATAATGGTGGCAATAATGGTGGAGATGGCGATGGCGATGGTGTAAATATAGATACTGGAAACTTTAGGAAGAAAGATGAAGATACTAGCAATGACTTAAAAACAGGCTCAACGGGTGGCTCAACGGGTGGTTCAAAGGGTGGCTCAACAGGTGGTTCAAAGAGTGGCTCAACAAGTGGTTCAAAGAGTGGCTCAACAAGTGGTTCTACCAAACCAGTCGGTCAAAACATAGTTTCACCAGACAAACTGCCATTTGGAGGACCCAAGTCTTCTAATACAATCCCAGCACATAACATGCCATTTGGAGGAAAAAGTGTAATCCCAGTTCAACCTAATACAGTTCCAAAATCAAGTATGCCATTTGGCGGAAAGTCTGTTATTAAGCCAACAGGAGGAAATACTGTTCCAAAGTCTAGTATGCCATTTGGAGGAAACCCAGTACCTAAACCAGTAGTTAAACCTAAATCTACTGGCAGCAATACAGTTCCAGCATCCAGCCTGCCATTTGGAGGAAGTACTATTCCAAAGAAAAAGGCTGCTGGAGGTTTAATCAAATATCTAAATAATGGTGCCTTTGTAAACTTTAAGTCTTTAGGAAGTGATATTGTTCCAGCAATGCTTACTCCAGGAGAATTTGTAATGAGTAAGTATGCTGTTAATACTCATGGCATTGATACTATGAAGGCAATAAATAGCGGGGAGTCAGTTGGAGACTCAGTGTATAATTATAGTATTAGTGTTAATGTTAAGTCTGATGCAAATCCAGATGAAATTGCTCAGGCAGTTATGACAAATATACAGAGAGTAAACTCTCAGAAGTTAAGGAGTGTTAGACTATAATGGCAACCAGTACATATATCTCTGGTCGTAAAAAATATAATAGACCTCAAGCCATGCTTTGGTCAGACAATTCTGGCAAACTAGAAAATGGTTTGTATGTGCCTAACGGTCTTGAAATTAATGCTAATCCAGGCTCTGAGGTTAACCCACAGAATATTGATCAATTTTTAATATTATCAGATGATAATAGATCACAGATAGATTTTGGAAATATAAGAATTGAAAAAAGAGAAAGAATGATAAATGGCAGAATGCGCTCTTATCACATTGCGGATAAATTATCGATATCTTTTAATTATACAAATTTACCATCAAGAGGATTTTCTTTAAATCCAGACTTTGATTCAGAAGGAAAAAGCAACATCCCAAATCATACAACTGACGGCGGTGCAGGAGGAGTAGAACTTCTAGACTGGTATGAGAATCATCAAGGTTCTTTTTGGTGCTACTTGGCATATGACAAATATTCTGTATTTGGAAAAGATGATTCAGCATACGCTCATCTACCACAATACAATCAACTCATAGAGGTTTTCTTTACTGACTTCTCATATACTGTAAACAAGCGTGGACCAAATCTAGACCTTTGGAATATTTCTATTGGCTTGGAAGAGGCATAATGTTTTATAATGAAGATTTAAAAAAGCATTTAGAGACATCTTCTGTAGTAAAAACTAAGAGTGCTGTGATTGCTGAATGGAACTTAAATTCTCCAACAAATATTTTTAAAATTGGTAATTATAGATATAGACCAACTAAGTCAAACTCTCCATACAAAATTATTCCAAGCAACTTTGATCCATCAGAAACCAAGGATACTGCAGTGCCATTTTATTTTGGCGCTACAGATGCAGACGTAGTAGTTGATGGAGGCTATACAAATGACGATGTGCCCATAACATTAAAATCTAATAAAGAAAAATTAAAAATGATTTATTCTTTAGAAGATTGTTTTAAACAATTTAGGCCAAGATCTGGAATTAATAAAGCAAGATTTTTGTCAAATAATTATTTACATCACCCCAATATTAATATGTCTAGTCGCCCTAGATACTACATGCCAGACGTTAAAGATTCTTTTAAATATTGGACATCATTTAGAACGGAAAATGGTATAGAGTATGGCATATCTCTTGCTCAAAATGGAGAGTTTTCCATTGAGGATACAGCACCTTTTATTGTATATAAAGAGGCGGTGTCTGCAAATAGGGTTGTTATTAAAATGCAAACACATGTAGGCAGTGTAGATCTCGGCACCTTTACTTCGTCATCTGCCTCTATCCCTGATCCATTCTACGGTGATTCTAAAAGAGCAACTCCAACTAGATGGAAGGTACAGGCTTTAAAAAATAACTCTTGGACTGATCTGTTGTCCTTTAGTCAATCTTCTGTTAGAAAAGACGGTACCCCTATTATTAAAAGTGACGGGTATGTTGAGTTAGCCTATGGATTAAAAGTTCCAAAGCAGTATAAAGATATATTTGTTTATGCAGAAAAATATAGTTCAATAACATTATTACCAGAAAAATCAGTTAATGGTTATGCATATTTGGTTTGTGCTAATGAAAATGACATAGGCGAATTTCATATCTGGATTGACGAGATAAATGACTACAGAGTTTTTACACCAGAATATGGATGGTACTTAGAGGAATCTGAAGTAGATAGACTAACAAACTTTGTAACAGATATGACCAATCCGACCAAGTATTTAAATGGCGGTGGTTTTGAAACCTATAGAGAGTTTGATAACATTAAAGGTCTTAGAATTGTTATCGATACAATGAATAAATCAAACTGTACATTTGATCTTATAGAAATGTCTCCAAGGTTAACAGCAAATATATCTGACAAGGTCTTAGATTTTTCTGTAAAAAAGAGTGCTTCAGATTTAGGTGTTAGCGGATTGCCAGTAGGTCAACTTCTAGCATCAACTGGTTCACTTTCTATATTTGATTATGATGATGCATTTAATGAAAATAATAACACAAGTATAATTAAAAATTATATTAATAGACATCTACAGATTAAATTTTATGATATTGTTTTTAATGTAGACGGATGGGATTATTATATTCCAGTAAAAACATTATATTCAGACGGATTTCCAAAAAACGATAAAACAGATCAAACAGTAGAGTTAGAGTTACGAGATTTGTTTTTTTATTTTGAAAGTTTAACAGCCCCACAAACTTTAATGACAAATGTATCTCTTAGTTCTGCAGTAGCATTTCTTTTAGACTCGGTTGGTTTTGCTAACTATACCTTTAAAAGAGTAGCCAATGAAACAGAATTAATTATTCCTTACTTTTATGTAGAGCCAGATGTTAGCGTTGCAGAAGTTCTAGAACAGTTGGCTATTGCATCTCAATCCGCAATGTTCTTTGATGAATATAATAATTTTGTTATGATGAGTAAAGACTATATTATGCCAACAGAGAGTCAAAGAACTATAGATGCCTATTTGTCTGGCAATGATCCTGATTCAACTCTAAATATTATGCCGAACATTATTGAAATTGCATCAGAAGAAAATCAGGTATTTAATGACGGCAAGATTAACTATTCTGAAAAATATATACAACGGTCTGTTGGAACTATTAAGCAAGCAAGTTTAATTGACATGGATCGAAACTGGATTTATAAGCCAGTACTTTTATGGGAAGTTGCTGGAACTGAAAACACTAAATCTGTTAACAATGAAACAGGTATGCAGTCTTCTTATCTTTTAAGTGCTATACCACTTAACTCTAATTTGTCTAACCAATTGCCAACAGTTGTCAATAGAGAAATAATAAATAATGTTATAGATTTTGGCGAAGGGGTTTATTGGATTGCAAGATATAACGGATATTTCTATTCTAATGGTGAAATAATTAAATATGATGCTGCTCAATTTAATGTTGCTGGAGTTGGTAATGTTTGGATTAATAATGCACAAGAATATGAATATTATTTTTCACAACTACCCTTTAACGGAAAAATATATCCAACTGGACTTGTTAGAATTTATACTGAGCCTAACTATGAAGAGGTTAGCGGAGTATTAAAATTAAAAAATGGATCAGTTGCTAAACATGGAAGAGGTCAGTTTGGGACTTCAGTTACTGAGCATTATGCAGGACTAAGTTCGTATTGGAGAAATGATGCCAATATTAGAGGGTGTTCTATGCAGTCTAAATATTTATTTGAAGAAAATACTCAGGCACCAACAACCACCGTAGGCGCTGCGGGAGTTAACAATGATCTTGCTAAAAAAACAACAAGAAATGGCGTTATAAGAAATTTCATGTCTGCTACCTTTAATTCTGAGTCAGATGTAAATACTTTTACAGAGACAAAGCCTGGAACCATACAGTCTTCTGCTTTTGTTATGCAGGGACCATCAATTCCAGTAACAGAAAAACCAAGAGATTTTGTTTCTTATGTCTACAAGCCACTTGACAATACATTTAAACATTTTGGTACAAGAATGAGAATTATAGGAAAGATAGAAAATAATGCAAGTCGTGGTCAGACTGCAAATGGCAGCACAACTTATTATACTATTCCAGGTTTAACCCCAGACAAAGATATAACTATTTCTGGAGGTGGTGGAGGTCTTGCCGTCATGGTGAACCCACAAACAAACAATGGCTACTATTTAGAATTAACTGCACTTGGAAGTTCTAGCGTATCTACTCTTGAACGACAGAATGTACACAATGTTATATTTTACAAAATTAAAAAAGACTCTGCTTCTTCTGACGCTATTCCAGTAAAAATTTGGGAGGGTTTAGGAAATATTATTGTAGATGATGGAAAGTTTACAGGTCAGTATAGAATGGCATCTGAGCAAAATGTAACTGTTTATGATATTGGTATTGAATACGAAACCTTGGGTAACGCAAGAGTATTTCATTTATACATGAATGGATCACTTTTGACTACAGTAGTAGACCAAGATCCTCTTCCAATATACAACAATATGGCCCTATTTGTACGTGGATCATCAAGAGTTATGTTTGAGAATATATATGCTCTGTCTAATAACTATAGTCAAAATGCTGTCTTTGCTTTAAACACACCAGTCAATAGTATCTATGATGATGAGATTAATGCTACAGAATCATTTAGAAAATATGCTATGAGCGGTATTATTCAAGGAACATATTTATCTGGAATTAGTAGTTCAGAACCTAACAAATATAGTATGTATTTTGAAGAGTTTGGAACTATCATGCGTGAGGCTGCTACATTTAATATTAGATATGATAAGGCCTACCCTGCACTTTATGCAAAGATGTCTCCAACATTTAATAAAATAAAAGGATATACGGTTTCTGGTTTTAGAGCAGGATCGTATGGTGCCGAGTTTATGATATTTAATGCTACAGATACTGCATTAAGTTTAGATGAGACCACTGGAAATTATTTAAGAATTCAAGGAGTAACTTTTACTCAAGAATCTAATGGAGAATTAACTGTAGACGAATATTATTCTAAAAATAGTTCTTTGTCTGATCCCGTTTTAGAAGGATCAAATGTAGTGGTGTCTCCATTTAAAATTAATAAAGATTATGAAGATATTAAATTAAGTAGAATGACATATGGGAAAAAAGATTTTTCTGTTCAAACTTCATACATTCAAACACAAGATCAGGCAAACGGCTTAATGAAATGGCTATTGTCTAAAGTTATTAAACCACGAAAATCTATAGGTGTTAAAATTTTTGCTAACTCAACAATTCAATTAGGAGACATTGTTTCTGTTAAGTATACAAAAGATAATATTCAAAAAATTGCAAACGATAGATATGTTGTATATTATATTGAATATAGTAAGGGTACAGACGGTCCAGATATGACACTATATTTAAGTGAGGTAAAGTAATGGCAACTAACCCAACACCACAGATTCCGCAGTCCTCTCCAAGTATTGCTAAACCACAGGCAATCAGACCTGCTACCCCAGATTTAATTATTGTTCCTCCTGATACCGTTCCAGTTGAAATAATGACTGACTTAATATTTGAAGATATTGGGGGCCACGAAATAATTACTATATCTAGAAACGATTTAATCAATGGAGAAAATGTAATTTATAGTCCCATCAAAAATTTAAGTGCTATATTTTTTCAATACAATCCACAAAATGTTCTTGCATTACAAAAAACTGCTGACTCATATTTTAAAAACTTTCCCATCAAACTTGGCGATAGAATACCAGAGTGTGGCACTGGATATACGCTTGATCCACTTGACGAAACCAAAGAAATTGCCAATTGTAAAATAGTATATACAGATCCTAGAACGGGTGATATTGTAATAAATGTTATTAATATGGGCAAGGAAGAGCAAGTCGAGGTTCAAATACTTCAGCAGGGAATTGTTCTTAATGATACAATATACGAGGTGGAATAACTATGATAACTAATGATGGCAAAAATATAATTGCTAAATACCTTGTGGGACAGTCCCCAGCGTATGCCTCCTACATTGCTGTAGGCTGTGGAGCAAAGCCACTAGACCCAGATCCTGAAGTACCCTTCGGAGATTACTCTGACAAAACCTCTTTAGACTTTGAGATGTTTCGTGTTCCTATTACTTCCAGAGGATATATTAAAGACGAGGATGGAACTGCCAAAGTAGTTCTTACGGCAGAACTTCCAACTGAAGAACGATATGAGATTTCAGAAATTGGAGTTTATTCTGCAGGAGCAAATCCAACTGCTGGAGCATATGATAGCAAAACATTATTTTCTTTTTCTGAATCTGAAGGATGGAAATACAATAATCAAATTGCATTATTGCCAAAATATGAACCATTAGACTCTACAGGTTCTAGTGGAGAAATACATATTAAAAATAACGGCTTAGACCTAAACGCATTTACAACAAACGCAAATAATAGAGTTTTTACCAATCCAGAAAGGGTTGAGCGGTATGAAAGATGTAGATTCTTAAATAATATTGTTATTACAAACGGATCTATGTCAAATTTATCAAAAGAAATAGTAGATGGAATCCCAAGACTTAATGCAAATTCAGGCAGCAACTATGTAGGATTAAGTGGAACAACTTTAAACTTAAGCAAGAACGCCCCTACGGACGAAATAAGGCTTGCGTTTTCTGTTGTTAATAAAAATGCTAATAATGTTTCTCCTATTAATCCAGACAAAGTTTATGTTTTAATTGAGTTTTCAGACACAGATGTTTTTGGAGAAGGACAGTGGGCTAGGTTTGAAGCAATTATAGAAAATTATGATTTTGCAAATAATAGATACATTGTTAGCAAAAAACAATTACAAGAATTAAGAAAAAGTAGCACAGGGTTTAACTGGGATTCTGTAAATACAATTAAGGTTTACACATCAGTCTTTATTGCAAACAATGTTCTTTCTGATGATTTTTATGTTTGCTTAGATGCTGTAAGATTAGAAAACGTTACATCTATCAATCCTCTGTACGGTTTGGTTGGTTACTCAGTAATTAAAAATACAGATGCTGCAACAGTGATAAAAGAATCAAACACAACGAGTTATATTGAATTTAGATTTGGGATGAATATTAATAATGGCTGATCAAGGCATTAAAAAAATAGTTATTCCAAGGTCGTCTTTACCACCTGCAGGCAAGGATGGCGAATACCTAATTCGCTACAGAATAGCATCACAAGATAAAAATAGATATTCACACTGGTCTTTAATTCATAAGGTTATTGGCAAAAGCCTGCAGCCAGTCAGTGGCAGAATTGAAAGGGTTAACTCAATTATTGTAGTTGCTTGGGATTCTGTGCCTAACATATTAACTTATGATATATTTACAAAATATAATAATGAAACAGAGTATACATACCATGGAACTGCTACTTCCAATAACTATTCTATTATTAGTCAGGGCGGAACCAGCATAAATGTAGCCGTACAAATAGGCGGATTATTTAAAGAAAGAAGAGATAGCAACACTATCTACCTTGGAACATTAAGTTTGGTATAATTATACAGGAGGAATTATGGCACAAATATCACCACCAGAACGAGGACAACCTTTAGACGTAAACTATATATATAGTATAGTAACTGCGATAAACGAGTTGTCTAAACAAATATCACCCTCATCTTCAAAATATGTAACTATCGATATTCCAGGAGATGGGCCAAGATCTGTAAAGGCTTCTGAAGCAAGAATCATAGGAACAGAAAAGGTAGTTGTAACTAACTCCTCAAAAAATATTGGTGATGAAGAAACTTTTGAATATGTGTTTCCAGCAGAATTTAAGTTTAAGCCAGTCGCAACTGCTACACCAGTTAACATAGGACAAACCAATGCTGGAGAAAATGTTAGTGTAGTCTTAAAAAGCGTAGGAACTTCACGAGTAGAAGGTTTAGTTAGATTTAATGAAACTGGAAACTTGTCAGTATCAGTCAATATATTGGTTGTTGGCATTCCCCTTTAATGATCAAATGTACAAAATGTTTTCACAAAATGTTAATAGACAGAGTTTACAATTTAGTCTCACACTTAGAAGTGTACTGTTTGGTATGTGGATCAAGAAAATTTTTTCATCCACCGTCTGAATCGGAGGAAGGTAGATGGCTACTCGCAAAGGAAATAGAACGAGCGAAGAGTACAATCTCGCCCCTGTAATACCTGGAAATAAAAAGGTTTGGTTTTTAAATAAAGATCTTGTTAGAGTTGTGCATTATAACAGATCAAATGGCATTATGTCAATATATAATATTAATAAAGATAGATTAGAGAGTTGTCTAATAAATGATTTTAAGACTAAAAGAGAACGGGCATATACAGTAGGAGAAACTGCTGATCTTGTTAATAGACATAAAAAATATATGCCTTCACTTATGAAGCGTGGTGTTATACCATTTCCCACTGGTTCACAAAAAGGCGGGGCAAGAGGGTGGCAAGTACGATCTTATTATTCTGAATTGCAAGTAAAAGAGATTCGTGATATACTGGCTACATACCACATTGGCAGACCAAGAAAAGATAATTTAATAACAAACGATATCACACCAACAAAGGCTGAGTTGACACGCCGAATGGGAGATGGTATACTGACATATACGAAGACTGAAGACGGTAGATTTATACCAATTTGGTCAGAATCAATATAACAGAAAGGTATGAAATGGAAGAAACAAAAGTATCAGTAACACTGGGCTATACTCAGAATTTAGGAAATTTTCAATCGCTAAGAATTGATTTAGGAATTGTAGATTCAAAGCGTGATGGAGAAGATATAGATCAGGCTTTTGAGCGTGTGTATAAATTTGTAGAAGATAGGTTAACTGAAAAAGTAGCCGAAGCAAAGATAGAACTAGAAGAAACAGAGTAGTGTGACCGATAAACAGAAGCGACTGGCTCTGTTAAGTAGGTTTGATAAACACTATAAGTTTAAACTAGGACAGAAGCCACAATATAACAAATGGATTGAACAGTGGTCTGCCGATGCACTTATTGAGTCCTATGGTCTTGACACTTGCTACGAACTACTAGAATATTATTTTGATGTAATAACAAATCCCACATGGAATCATTTTGCATATGTAGCACATGATATACTAGAAGAAAAGCAGCGATATAGTAAAGATTTGGAAGAGCGGTCAGAGCGTAGACA